GGCCGTAGGTCGCGCCATTCGAGACATAGCGCACATAGATTGGCGTGATGTCCGCAAACCAGTAATCGCCCTCATCGACGTAATGACGGAGCGGCGTCATGAACGTCTCGGAATCCGAGAGAGCCGCCGTCCTGATCCAGTCGGGAGGCTTCTCGAATGCGTAGGTGAAGCCGAAGGACGGCTCAACCACCGTGTCGGCGGTGAACTCCACCGACCGCATGGCGAAGTTCCAGAAGCCCGCCTCAAGGCAGTAGTTCAGGGCGCTGTCATAACGACCGTCCAGAACCCGGCGGGGCTCCCTGTTCTCCGAAACGGACGACAGGGCGCGCTCACCGATAAGCTCCAGCGCATCGTTGTACACGCCTAATTTGGTTGCCATCAGTATTCCCCGTTCACGAGAATGACGGCCGCCGGCCTTGACTGGTCGAGGAAGCGAAGCGTGTATGGGTAGAGCGCGGAGGGCTTAAGGCCATCAGCCACAAGAGCCGCATCCAGAAGGCTTCTGGCTTCGTCTTCGTTATCGGCCACGACCACGCTTGCAGAGCCGACAGCCCAATGCCCGTGGTGATCGTTGCAGATAAAGACCGCCATCAGGCAGCCACCTTTGCGGTATGGGAGGACAGCCAGGCATTGGCGTCATCGGCGGTCTGGAAACCCGACTGAATGCGTTCGTTGTCAGCCTCGCGGACAACGCACCATTTGGCCTTGCCTCGGTGGGCGACCTTCAGCCCCCCTGAAATGGCGGCGGGCTCTTTCATCAGCGGGCGGTATTCCAGTTCAAACACGTCAGCCCACAGGCGATCAGCCGCGCGAACGTAGAGGCGGGCGTAGAAGGAACCCTTCTCATCGCGGACATGAACGATGTCGTGCTGGCGCAGCTTGACGCCAATGTGTGCCCACGCATCGCGCTGGAATACAGCCTCGTAGGGGAAGCCCTCGGGCAGCGTCAGCGCGTGTTCGATATGCTTGTGTTCTGCCAGCCCCAGGGAGGCGGCGGGGAGTTGAAGTCGCATCTGCGATCCCTTGAAATGAAAAGGGCGGCTCCGAAGAACCGCCCCTCTCGCTTGATGTGTGACCGGATCAGTCGCCGGTCGTGGCCGAGCCAACGGTCGTGCCGAGGGCAAGGTCGGCAGCGCCGCCAGCCGTGACACTCTCTACACGATGGAAGGTCGTCAGCGGCGTGCCGGTATCAACCAGCACAACGCTGTCCGAAACCTGCATGCCGAGGTCGGAGCCGTTGGTCACGTAGTCGTTGCCGTCCACGGTGCCGGCGGCATCCGTGGTGCGCAGCTCCCACATGCGATGCCCGCCACCAATCGACTGTGCGATCAGGGCGGGCGGGTTCGTGACGCTATAAGCCATGTGTCATTCCTCCTTACGAAGCGACGTAGGCCGAGCCGTCGTGATTGATGTTCACAACGCCCGTGTTCTGGAGGAGCTTCGCGCCCATGAAGACGGAGGTGCGGACGTAGGAATAATCCTGCTCCTCATCCGTGCCCACGGCCACGCGAATGTCCTTGTTGGTCGCCAGACCGATGGCGGAGCGATGGAAGACGTAGCAGTCCTCCGTCGAGGTGCCGTTGCCGGTCAGGTTCGGGTGCATGATCCAGTTGACGCCGAACCAGCGGCGATAACGCTTCATCGGCCCCGCGAAGGGCTTGATGTCCACGTAATCGGCCGAGGTGAAGGCCGGGATCTGCATGAGGTAGGCATATGCGGCCGGAGAGATCAGGCCGAACATGTTGTCCTCTTCCTGGATCGGAACCTCCGCGCTGCCGAGGATCGCCAGAGCCTTCGCCACCAGCGACAGGGACATGGTGGCAGAGGTGCCGGTGTCCTGCGTGGCGGTGTCAAGCTGCTCGATCACCAGCTCATCCATCTTGCGATTGATGACGCCCATCGAGGACTCCTGCATGATGCGACGTGCATCGCCCTGCGAGGACTCGATGTTGAAGCTCGTGCGCTGCGGGAGGTCATGCCATTCCGCGAGGGTGCAGGAGTTCTGGGTGAGGTCGTCGGAACGGGCGGGGATAAGGCCGTTGACGCCGCGCGTCACAGCCGAAGCGCCACCGGAGCCGGCAACGAGGAAAACGGCGGTGTTGCCGTTGATGTTCGCCGAAGTCGTGCAGGCGTTGCGAAGATGCGAAGAACGCTCCTCGAAGCTCGCAACGAACTCCTGGCGATAGATAGTCTGGAAAGCCGTCGAGGCCATTTCCATTCTCCATCGTGAGGGGGTTTGTTGGGAGCCGGGTCTTCACGGGTGGCCGGGCATGACTGGAGGGGTGGCCGCCGGGGCGGGGCCTCCTAAGGTCACTTGCGGGGCGCTTTGACTGGCAAGGTTGCGTGTCGCGGGCGGGGCCTTGCGGGGTGGCCGCCTCAAACACAAAAGCCGCCCGAAGGCGACAGAATGCCTTTGCTGCTCTCTTAAGCCGCGCGGGCGTTCATCTTCTCGCGGGCCGTCACAAGGTCCGCGTATCGCTTCTGCATGGCCGGATCGCCCCAGTATTTGTGGGCATCCGTCGCCATGGTCTGTTCGATCTGCGCAATCTCGTCGGTCATCGACTTGACTGCATTCGTCGTGCCGGCGGGGACAACCGCACCGGCCGGATTGAGTTCGCGGCTGAGGCTCGCCAGCCACTTCAGGACGTGCGGGTTATCGCCGAGCAGTTTCCCGTCAGGACCGCGCCCGGCAAGGATCGCGTCCTTCACTTCGGGGGTGGCGTTGCTGTCGAGGAAGTTCTTGATCCCGTTCACTTCCGAGCGGTAGCCAGCGCCCCACTCGTCGCGAAGCTCGTCCTGCGCCTGGGAGCGGAACGCCTTATCTTGCTCATGCCGCTCGGACAGGATGCGCTCCTGCTCCTGGGCATACCAGCCGATGGCGTCGTTAAGCTGCGTCGGCGTCCAGTTCTTCTCGTGCGCCGTCTTGGCGAAGGATTCCAGAACCGGCTTGTCAGCCTCGCCAAAGACCATGCCCTTCGGGGGCTGCACCGCCTTGACCATATCCTCCACGGTCTCGGGGATGCCGTTCTCTTTCCGCCACTGCGCCACTTCCTCGGGCTTGGCGTCGGGGCCAAGGGGTTTCTTGATGCCCTCGGTGCGGATCTTCTGCTGCGCCTCGAAACCCGCCTTGGCATAGTTCGCCGGGGACGAGTATCGCTTCAGGTGCTTCAGGAAGGATTCATCGGTGCCGGCAAGGCGCTCCCGCCAGTCCTCGGGCCAGTCAGCCTTTGCGGGCTCCTTCTCAGTCTCGGCCCCGTCCAGCAGGGTTTCGACCTTACCGGCGTCCGTGGTCGCCGGAGGGGCGGAAGCGCCCTCAGTGGCCGTCTCTGTCGTTTCTACAGTGTCCGCCACGTCGGCGGTCAGATCAGCTTCATCAGCCATTCGGGGTTTCCAGTTTCTCGATGTCGCGGGAGTTCATGTTGATCATCCCGGCAACGTGGATGCCGACAGACCTGCGGCCCTCGGCGTAATCGGTCGCACGCGCAGCATCGGACCCGCCCGGCCTGAAGGACGGCCTGCGGATGTCGGAGAGCTTGTAAACGACCAGATCGAAGAAGCGCTTTTGCTGTTCCGGGTTGGCTGTCCCGGTCGCCACGGCCTTGGCCGCCATGACGTCATACTTGTCGAAGAAGACGAGGGTCGGATCGGAGGGGACGAGGGGCTTGGCGGGCTTCCTCAATCGGTGATCCCCCGCGCCGTGACCTTGATCATCCCATGAACGTCAGCACGCTCGATGGAAACGGAGAGGTCCAGCACCCGCTTGCCGTCCCGGCGAAGGCCCTCCAGCCGGTCCACGGTGGACGCATAGACTTCCTGCGGGATGTCGATCAGCCGGAAGGATTCCTTGCCGTCCGCCACATCTCCCCACTTCTCGAAAGCCGGGAAGGTGGCGGTGTATTCCAACTGCCTCATACAGCACCCGTCGTCTGGAACGCGCTGGCCGTCTCGCCCACAGCCTTCGCAAGGTCGAGGCCCTGAGACGCGAGCCCCATCCCCTGCCCTGCCACGGCGGCGAGTTCCTGCATCTGCTGCGCCTGCTGCTGTCCTTCGAGAGCCTGCTCGGACACTTCCTCCGGCACGATCCATTCGGCGTGCGGAACGATGGCGTTGGCCGCATCACGGAAGGCTTTCCGGGTGTCCACCTCGGCCACGAGCTTCTGATCGACCTGCATACCGGCCGCGAGAAGCTGTGCGAGTTCCTGGAACGATGCCGCCTTCTCGCGCTCCTGCGCCGCCTGAAGCGGGGTCTGGAACGAGAAGTTGATCTCCCTGCCCTGAAGCTGACGCGGCATCTCTTCACGGAGATTGCCGAAAGCCCCCTCACGCATGAGGAGGCCCCACGTCTTCTCGCACAGGGCACCGTTGTAATCGGTCTCCAGCGGCTCAAAGAGCGGGAGAGCAGCCCGGACGTATTCCTCTGTCCTGATGCGAACCTCAGTCGCGGTCATGGCATCGCCCACCGGGGGCAGCATGATCTTGTTGAGGTAGAAGGCTTCCTTCAACAGGTCGCCCATCCGCTCCAGCATATCCATGCCGAAGGCCAGACCGCCCTTGTCGGTGAACAGCGGGCGGACGGGTTCGCCCTGTCGCTCGTCGTAGTCGATGTCAACGTAAGTGACCGCCCCGGCCCATGTGTTCACATCGGAGCGAAGGGCTTCCTGATAGGCGATCAGCGGGGGATTGACCGCCTTTTCCCCAGCCTCGAACAGCGTCAGGGTCATCGCCTGAAGTGTTCTGGCATCGGGAAGGCCGATCACCGTCGCCGGGGAATGGGCATACTGCGACTGCACCGTCTGCCAGCGCGGGATCACATACGGGTGTTCAACGAGCGGCCTTTCCTCAAGCTCATGCTCATTCTCCACGTCCACGTAATAGGACATCGAAGCGAAGCGGTTGCCGCCCTTCTCGTCCTCATACGGGCAGATGATGCGGCGGAGTTCGATCTCCTTCAGCGGCTCTTTCTCTGCCGCCTTCTTCACGCTCTCATGGGCGTTCTTGAACAGCTTCACCACGTCGCGGGCGGCGAGTTTGATCTTGTGGTGGACCTCGTCGATCATCCCCGCGTAATTCTCTGACCACGCCACATCCCGCAGATGCCAGGGGCGATAGAGAAGCGTATTCGTCAGCCGGTCCAGTTCAACCGT